TTGTGTCAAATAGCCCGATGATTTAACTGCTCCCCAAATAGCCCTAGCAGAAACAACCTCGCACGCGATATCTACCCAGGTATCAGGTGGACCAATTGCAGTACGTATTTCAATTACTGCTCCCCCAACCAAACGTTGGGAACCCTGGCGCGGCGGTAGCGGTTGTAAGTCACTTACATTGGCAAGTACATCGAATTGAGTAGCGGCGGTAATGCTAGATGATGCGACAGTAAGAACATCAAGATTAGTATTACCAGTGATCGTTACCGTAGGATTTACAACTGGCGGTAGTCTCGCTTGATAGTGCGCTAGAACTTGCGCCGGCGTCAACGCCACATTGTAAATGGCTATTTCGTCCAAAGCGCCAGTAAAGCCTAGTGTCGGTACGAGCGGAGTGATTATTTCGCCAAGTAGATCGAGTAGCGAACCTCGCCCGCCCAGGGTCAACGGCGCAGCATTAACAGCATATGCGGAACCGGTAGACGTAGAGGTATCGTCTACGCCATCAATATAAACTCTGTTTGTGTTATTCGCATTATCTGGGCGCGTGAATACGTAATGATGCCAATTGGTATCCGTAATCGCTCGCGTTGTCCATACATTGGCAGTCGATTGATTACCTAGATACAACCTATTGGAACCATCCCAAATCAGCTCAAATTGGTTCGCCTTTGAAAATGGCACATTTTGCGTATTGGCGAGCCGCTTCATCCATATTTCGATGGTCCAAGGAAAATTGCCTAGATCAAGCGCCGCGGCATCAGGAATGATAAACCAATCACCCGGATCAAATTCAATGGCGTTATCGCCATCTACAGCACCGGGCACACCATAAGTTGGCGTTCCGCCAATTACGGTCGCATGATTAGTACCTTTGCTATCCTGTGGTAATCCCGACGCTTCACCTAAACGCCAATAGGCAACCAAGCCCGACGTAGCAAGGATTACATCGTTGTAAGCCACTTACATCAAGTCTCGATTACTTTAATCGACGCTGCCGGGAACGAAATACGCTGTCCATTCAATACTGTTCGCGGAGTTGGAATTGCATCATACCAAAGCATATTACCGCCATTGGCACGGTTCATTAGCGCAATCCCTACAATCGGATTGGGCCAATTTCCAGTAGCGACAAAGTAATCAATTTGAGATACATTCTGTCTAGTATTGGCTTGCCATTCCCACAAGGTAGATGGACTTACTTGAAATCGCGCATATCCCGGATACGATGGCGCATCACATTCAACGCCAGCAGTCGTATCCGTTGGCATTGTCGTCATTAGTGCAATCCATACACCTACTTCAACATATGAAAATGCTGCGCCTAAAACTGTCTGTAGTGCAAGGTCCTCGCAATAATTTGTTTTAGCGTTAGGTGCCATCTAATCTTCCGTTATCTTCAACGCGCCAATTTGGAATGTAAATTGGTTGCCAGATGCTATCGTAATCGGAGTATCCAATACTCCCCAATACAATAAATTTCCAGCAGTCAACGCATCAAAAATGCCCATTCCCAACGCAGCGGGCCACGCATTCGACGCCACAGCAAATGAAATTGCAGTAGCATTTGTCATTTGACCCTGCGCAAACGTCCATCGTGTCGCATCGTTTAATACCGGAGCACGCGCATATCCACCCTGCGCAGGCGACGCAAATTCCGTTCCACCTGCAATTGTCGGAACTGTACTATATAACCCAATATATACTGTTCCCGGTTTGGTATATGTAAATGCCTGATTGGCAACAGTAGAACGGAAAATGTGATCAATTACAGCACGCGCCAAGTATTGGCTCTTACCACCTGCCATCAAACCGGCCTTTGGTCAACGCGGAAACGTCTAGACACATCGCTAATCCCCGGAATTTCCGTCCCGGTACGTCTGCCATATGACCGCAATGCACGAATTACCTCCCGCTCAATAGTTGCAGGATCACCATTAATGTTAATGATGACATTGCCAACAGCGGCAGGCGCCGGGCCATATGGCGTAGCACTTGCACTTTGTAAGTCACTTACACCTTGGCTAGAGAGAAACGGAATTGAGGGTAGTTTGATATCGGGTATTTTAATCTTTGATAGCGCATCTATCAATTGGGATACCCAATCAATGATCTTTTTGACTATATCAAGAAATGTCGTCAATGCATCAATTGCGATCTTAAGCGCCGCAACTACTACCTTGATGGCTGGTACGAGGATCGGCACTAGCAATTTGATGATATCGCCTAACGCCGTGATAATCGGTAAAATTGCCGGCAACAATTCATCTAGGATGGGAAGAAACGCAGAACCTATCGACTCTGTAATTTCATTGAATGCGTCGCTACCTTGCTTCCCCATACCCTCCGCAGACTTCGCGTAATCATCTGCGGAACCCGCTGCTAATTTCTGAGCATTTGCTATCGTATCTGTTGCAGTCTTGCCAGCCTGCAATCCGGGCAACAATTTCTTTAGCGAAGCATCCTGACCCTCATTTGCCTTAGCAACTGCCTTACTTGCAGTTTCTAAGTCAACTCCTGCAAATCTCGCAACATCCATTGCAGTTGCAAGCAGTTTATTAGCCTCTTGCGCATCGCCAGTAGATGTAACAAGAGACTGTAAACCGGAGCGAACCTCGCTATCAGAAAACGCTTTCTTGGCACCAGCGTCAATTGCAGAATTAATTGACCCGACATAATCCCCAACTGCCGCACCAGTATTTTTGTACACAGTCTCTAGTTTTTCTTGTTCGGCGCGATCCTCGGCAGCAGCCTGAGTAAAGTCTCCAATAACCTTAATGCCGGCGGCAGCTACTCCAACAACTCCGCCAATCGCTGCAATTTGTCCCGCGCCTAAACCCGTAGTCGCTTTTATCGACTCATCAACAGACTTTAGAAATCCGCTAGCATCTCCATCAATCGAAATCTTGATGCCAGGCATTACCGACTCCGCTTTCTTAGCAGTTTCGTTAATTCCCCAATCTGCGCCATCGTCAATTGCTCAATTTCGGATCGGGGCCAACCTGGTAATGCTAATGCTAGCGACATTAGAATTAAGTCTGTAGTTCGGGTAACGTAGGGTCCGGTTTAGAATTATCCGTTACCTTTATTCTCCCATTCAACACTTCATCATATGTCAAATCGGGTTCGGTACGACGATAGACAATCCATGTAAACGCCGCCAGGGCTTTAATCTTATCTGCGCCCTTACCCTTTATCCCACTTAGAATTGGAGACAAATCCAATACGTCTAGCCCTGTAACTTCTGCAATATCAAGCAAATCGCGGAACCTCAGTTGTTGTACTGAAAATCCCGCTGTGGAAACCTCAAAAACGCGAACCTCATCCGCTGGGTTCAAGACCTGCCTCGCTTGCCATTTTCTGTGACCAATCGCCATAAATCTGTTCTGCCTGTGATCCTAGTGCATCTAATGAATTTCGGATAGGATACTGCGCTTCCATATACTGCGTACCATATTCCACATATAGAGAATAGTCTACGGGATTAACTACAAAGCGATCCTGGACTGCATATCCCGCTGCTAATTCTCCTGTAACTACTGGCGCATTAGCACGCGCGCCCGATGCTCCTAATTGTGCAACTTGCCTAGCGGGGTCAATGTCATTTGCAATTAACTCGCCATACTTCTTTAGCGCCGATGCCGTTTCATCCGCGCCATCAACCCTGATTTGATCCGACATTTGTAAGTCACTTACAAGTTAGACAGTTGCCAAGACAGGCTTAGCTGTGCAAGCCAACTCCGCAGAAAATGGCGCATATTCATTAATTGCGCCGCCATAATCGACGCCATGCGCTACAACCTGGCCCGTCATTTGTGGCTTAGTTGCAGAGGGCGTTGCTGCTTCTCCATGCGCCTGCAAAACGAAATCACAGACTTCACCCTCATGCTTCCACAGCCATTCCGCCAAACCCTCACTATTTGAGGTCGTATCCCAATCCTGGTAGCCATTTAGAATTAGCGCATACGATGGCTTGCCGGTTGATGAAAATGAACCGGATGCACAAAGAGTTTGAACGCTAACGGTATCACCTGGAGTGACTTGCAAACGTGCTTCACTAACGTGACATTGAAATTCAAGCGGCGTTGCATCCGCGGAGGCTTTCAATGTCAATTTCACGTCCCGCATAAAAAGCGGAACGGATGGAATAGCTGCCACTGTACACTCCTATATCACTGTGCGTATATCAACCCTAAACGCACTATAAGGCAAACCCTTTAGCATTAAGAACCCAGGAGTATTGATTATTGGCAATCGTTGCCAAGGATCATTAAGCGTTGCAATTGCAGAGGTAATAGCATCCGCAAATTGCTCCTGATCCGTAATCGCAACTTCCGATGCAACGGATACCACACACATAATTGTCCAAAAAACCCAACGTTTTCCTCCTCCCAAAACGCTAGGCTCCAGCCAATTAGGTGAGCCAGGAACAATGAATGTTGAGGGCGGCGCTACCTGTCCTTGTGGTAAATTCCGGATACCACTAGCAGCTAACGCCGCCTCCAACTCTAATCGCGAGTCCGTTACAGTCACCCAATCATCCCTGTAGGATCGCGCCACCTATCCAAAATAGGTTTGATTGGTTCAATCCAATCACGGGCTAAACGAACAGCACCGCCCTGCTCATCTAGCCATTGTGCTTCACCAAACGGTGCCTCACGATATTTCCAACCGTAACCAAATGCGCGATGCGACGCAGCATCTACCTCCACTTGCGCGTCAACATCTAGAATGACATCACCTAAATACGCCACAACTGCACTATTGATAGCAGGCGCTAACATATCTGCCCAATCCTGCTCACCCTGATTGGGACTTGAAATGCGAACGAATGCTAAACCAGTTGTAGGCGTTAGCGCAGTCATTTGTAAGTCACTTACAACTTTTCAAGTGCTTCTGTACTTGTCGGTGGAGGTCCTGCTTTTGTCTCAGTCTGCTCGCCAACATCATTCGATGTAGGAGCCTCCAAATTCAATTGAGAGGCTTCTGCCGACTGCTCTTCAAATTCCTTTTGCCCTGGAATTTCCTCCGTTTCGTCATCATCATCTACATCAACACGCTGCGTCGGATCGGGATCAAATGATCGCGGAGTTCGCTTAGTTGTTTCCCTATCACTCGGCATTTGTAACTCGCTTTCAATTAGACGTTAGTGTACGTATACCGCCGCACGCCCTTGGGCTGGAGGATCGCAAACCCAAAATACTGCCAAACAGCAAATACAATCGACTGCGGGCCATTCCTTTCCATCAATCGAATATCAAGAATGGCGGACTTCCACTGTCGCGCATCATTACGACGCGCAACAATTTCATTGGTTGGCGAAAGAATTGCCCAAGCAGGCTCAACAGTAACGCCACCAATTACAGCACGCTGGAAACCAGCACCAGAAGTTTGGCCTAGTGCATTTGTCGGATTAACATACGAAAGCAAGGTCCGACCGCTACTATCCTCCGCAGCAATGATATTTCCCCAATCTGTTGAATTAAGGAAAACACCCTCCGCCGGAAGAAAACGTGCATTAGTGCCGCCGGCAGCAGTACCAGCATAGAATTGACCCAGGATTTTTGCAACTCCGCGATGCAAGTCTGCACCCGACTGCGCGGGCGTAGTACCCGCTGTATCTGTAATTGCACCCGATGTTGTAAGCGCTTCTAGCACCAATGCAATTTCGCGCTCGGTATCACGCATGAGCAGCTCGCGCAACTCATTTCCGATGATAACGTCAGTACCGGGCGATGCACCATCAACTGCTTGACGCGAAACAATCGTCTCGCCACCAACTGTTTTTGGCGTCAATGTCTTAGGTGCAGTTGTGATATCAACGTTTGGAAGCGGAGCATTCTCCGCAGATTGAACTCCAGTATCACCCGTTATCGTTCCGAACGTAGGAACAATAATCGGGTTTGGCGATGTAATTGGAGTGCTTGCAAAGAATGCACTCAGCGGACCTGTATATGCAAGATCAGGAACATACAAATCAGGGAAATACTGCGTCGGATACGCGCCCGAAATTTGGCTACTATCGACTGCGCGAGTCTCCATTTGGTCCGCAAGATCGTTAATCAATGCACGATGCCGCGCCATGCGCTCAGATGCCATAGCATCACGGCTCGCCATCGCCACCAAATCGCCAAAGAACGAAACATCGCGCCCCGGACCATAAACGGACTCAGATCGCGTAACTACAGCGTTAGTCTGTGTATTTCCTGCAGGACGCGATGGCAAAGTCGATCGCTCTGCGTCTCGTCTCTTTGACTCGATTTCCGCCTCACTGATAAGTGCATTAACATTAGCGATGCGGGCGTCAAGAGTAGCAATATCCCGCGTTTCAGCCTCATCAAGACCGCGATCCTCAGCCTCCGCCACAGATCGAATTGTAGAGACTTGCGCAGTAATTGCGTCGCGTCGCTCCGTAAGCGCTGCAACAGTGAGCGTTGGCATCCGCTGTCCCCTCTCTTTTCTCAATTCAACTCGCGCCTGTAAATATGCCGGTGCATATGAACTTGCAATGGCGGCTAGTCTAACACCTCCATAATGTTCAACAACATCGGCCTTACGACGATGTAGCCCCGGCACAAATTCAACGCTTACGCCATTAATTCCCGCTGCAATTTGCGATCGCATTCGTGGAGTTTCTGGCACATCTAGAAATTCACCCGAAAAGAACACTCCCTCATCGCGTTCTTGTAAGTGACTTACAACGCCAACTGGAACTCCACCATCCTCGCCATGCCTAGTAAGATATGCAATATGCTTGCCACTATTAATATCAGCAGCAGCAGCCGCAAATGCGCCTCTGACAAATCTCTCTTTTCCGTATGCAACATCAATAGCGACGTTGAATGGAACCGCCAACCCGGAAAATGTACCGGGAGTTCCGTCAACGTCGCGGACTTCAATATTGCCAATTGTTAAATTACGCATTAATCACCTACATTAGCAGTCGCACCCACATTATTAGCAGGGCCTTGAAGCCCCTCCGCCCCGGCCTCAACTGCCTTAATGCGCATTTCTTCAATTGTTTCAATATCATCATTTACTGGCATACCCTCCTCATGCCGAACCTCAGAGGGTAGCATCCACGGTTTATTACCAGTTGCAATTGCCCACGCTCTAAACCTCGCCTCTTGTCCCGCACGAGTAAGGCGAGTCATATCAACTAGCATGAAGCGATCTTCTGGAAGTAAGTCACTTACAACGTCTTGTATCGGATCGACAAAACCCGCAAGAGTAAAACGTTCCAGCGACAGCGCTTCATCATTGAGATTTGCATATGTCATGCTATTGCCAGTCGGTACCACGTTGACGTAACGCGCAGGGACTCCGAATAAATTAGCAATCTCAACAACAAGTTCACGACGTGCCTCAATTGCCACAGCATTAGCAATATCGGCGCCCCACGAATTAGCAGTAGCACCTTTGCCAAGGACGGCAGGATAATCTGGTCCGCGGGACCGCCTATCTCGCCAACGATCCGCAATAGCGTCTGCCTGCGTTTTATCAAGTTCTTGTTCTGTGCTAATAACCGTCGTAGGCGATCCGCCAGCCTGCCAATACCGCGCGCCATAAACATCAGACGCCCATGCTTGCATCATGGAATTGCGCGCCATTTTCAAAATACCCTGCAAATGCGGCGGCACTCCGGGCCAAAATGCAGAACGCATTTGAATTACTTCTTCGCCAGATACAACTCCGGGAACTCCGCTAATTGTATACTGCGTCGGCGGAAATATCCCATACGGATCAACAAATCCCGCAGGAGAAACAACTTGCGAGGGGAGTGGAATTAAGGAGCCGGGTACACCCTCATCATCCACTCCCCCAATCATGCGCAAGTAAGCAATATCCTCTAATGCCATCTGCGAAATGACACGCCACACCCATTCACGCCGGCTCATAATAGCAGCAGGACGTTTTACAATTCGGGATACCGGTTCAATTTGATCGTATCCGTTCCATTCCGTCCAACGCTGCCCCGCAACAGCATTAGCAATCAATGAAACACAGCGCCTTACAGCAGAAATCCCCGCCGCCTCAATAACGGTTAGGGGATATGTAATAGACTGTATAGCGCTAGTGGAGACAAAAGAGCCGTAATAAGGCGGCAGAATTGCGTCTCTAGTCTGCGCCTTAACTTCCGCGTGCCGTGACTTCTTATTCGACACCGTACCTAAATAGTACCATAGGCGACTCAATTAGTCAAATAGTTTGTAAGTGACTTACAAGAAAACTTGTGTTGGCGAGATAGGCTTAGCCGCAAACATCGTTGCAAACGTCGCACCAACTACTGATGTAATTGCAGCAGTTGAAATTGCCCATCGCCATGAACCATCACCGCCAACAAAACGTCTCTGCGCCAATGCAATTTGAGAGTCCAAATGCGGATCATCATGCGCAATACGCCGCGCCATCACAGCCTCAGCGAAATCATGGCAGGCAACCATATTTCGCGTACCCGTAACAGCCTCTACAGGGATTGAATTAGCGACACTCATCCGCTCCATTCCCGCTGCTAACGGACTGGTAACGGAATATACCACCTTATCAATCCTAAATCGCTTAGAGAATTCAATTATCTCCCGCACGAAATCATCTGCCTTAAGCGCATAATTAGGACGCGACTGCAAAAATGAATGAACCTCTACACCAATTCGCCCATCCATCCTTTGCGCCGCTACAATGATAGAACCCTCCGACCACGTAGCAGTAACATCAACTGCTAGCGTATATTGCCCAACATCACCTAATTGGTTCGGGTCCAATGGCTCTCGCACGCGACATGCACCCCACGCTTTTAGCGAAAATGGCGCATCTACACGCTCATCATGCCATCTATTCAACCTCTCCCGCATCCATGAACCATGCGGTAGGATACTAAATTCATTCATAATCATCTGACGTGATAGCCTGCCATCATCTAATGCAGGGTTCGCTAGTTTAATTTCATCCCAATCTTCACCATAAACATCATCATGTGATGCTCGCCACCACATTCCTACAAATGACGGATCATGCCTCTCTGCTCCCGCTGCTTGTCTATCAAGACGATCATGCAATGCACGCAACAATACACTATCTGCAAATCCCGCTGTTGAAGTCATCAACATTACCGAATTTGGAATAGCAGACTGCGCCGGAGATAGCACTTCATACATATTGAAGTCTGTTTGCGTCAATACTTCATCGAAACAAACAAGCCCTGGCGATACTCCACGCGCCGAACCGGGCTGTCTAGTGGCTACATCAACTGTAATTCCATTCAATTCGATACCTGTATACATCGTTACGCGCTTACGCATACTACGTTTAAGCGACGGCGACCACCTACCACCCAACTCCATGCCACTTTCTTCGTGGTACTTTTCAATATCACGCATGATGAATTGATATGGTATGCGAGCCTGCTTTGCGTCATGCGCAGCCAATAGAATGAAGTTCCAATACTTGAATGCAGGCAGTTTATATCCCTCATCAAGCATCCATCCTACGATAGCGCGTACAATTACGCTCTTTCCATTCTGTCTGCCCACACTAATTAATGCCAAACGCGCCAGTAAATCACCCTCTGAATTCGCTTCAAGTACGCGATTTACTGCATATATCTGCCACGGACCTAATTCAATACCTAGTCTACGCTTCACCCATTTGGCTACTAATGGCCCATATGAATATGCAGCGAGTGGCGATCGCGGACTTTCTAGCGCAGGGTAAATTAGACCAGCGGTATCGAGCCCCGCCTCCGTCATTCTAACACCCTCCGATCCTCACTGCGTTCGGACACTCCGGGCGAATTACGGAGACGTAGGGCTCTCCCCCGGATGGTCTGCCGCAACTATGTAAGTCACTTACATTAAGCGTTAAATACATGGGCTTCACCTGTGTATATTTATACATTGAATTACGTGCAGGCTTCTATAATTAGCGCCCACTTATTATAGAGAAAACCATGCCAGTTTCGCTTTCG